GGTTAATCTTTTTTAAGCTGAATTTACCGAGATTAGAGCGTTCGATAGCTTGCAGCGGGGCCAATCCCGAAGCGTAGGCGAAAGACAGTGAGAAGGCTTCTCTTGCAGTCTCATAATCTTCCGTGCCTTCAAACTGTTTCAGGATACGGGTGCGAACTTTACCGTACTGATCAAGACTTTTGTAAACAGCGTCAAGACCTTCTTCACTAAGATTCTCAAGGATGTTTGCGGCTTTACCGAATGCGGACAAATCCTCTGGCGAAAGCTTTCTACCAAGAGCCTCGGAGATATCCTCATACTTTCGGTTGATTACAAGTCCGCGCGGGAGAAGATGAACGTCTTCAAAGAAGCGGGCTAAGTTGGCTGCTGCGGGCTTTACACCGGTAAATTCACCGATACCGCCGACAACGAAACCAGTGCCACGGGCAACGGGACGACCAAAGATAGCAGTCGCTATTGCGCCTACTGCAGCGCCACCTTCCGGAGTCCAATCATCACCAAACATTTGAGGAAGATAATTGTAGCCAAAGGTTTGACCCGCAGTGATAACCATCTCGTCTGCGAACACTGCCCGCTTAAACGGATCTTTGGGAAGAAACCTACCTACGCCCTTGTTCATTGACAGGGAGTCAAAGCGATTGTTCAGATAGTTTCTGCGTTCAATCGCCTCGTCAAGAGTCATCTCTACGCCCTGTTTGTTGGGACCGGGAACAGTGATCTTCGAGGTTCCACGTACGCCGTTCGACTGGGCTGCAATGATGTTAGTGTCAAGGGCGCGAATCTCCTTACTGACTCGCTCCAGAGAACGTTCTTGTTCAGTTACGGTCCTTGCGTCCGCTATTTTACCTTGATATCCAAACTTCCTTGTAAAGAGGTTACCCATCTCTCCCTTTAACTTGCGCCATGAGTAACCCCACTGACCAGCGGTATTTGCGATCTCGTAGTTTGCGAGTGCCATTCGGGGGGCAATTGCGAGATCATCTTCAGGTATCAGTCCCTTTTTCTTCAGGTTTTCGTACTTTGCAAGCTGCCGCTTTCCGAGCTTAATGTGGCGGGCAGCTAGAACGTTCGATACGAGAGTGTTTGGAATCGCAAAGGATGCGAACTGTTCGATGGTACTGAGTTCACCGAAACCGTAATCCAGAAGAGAGTCGGCGGTCTGTTCAGTAATCAGTGGGATGTAAAGACGATCCCCCGTCTCTTCGTTAAGAAACGGGCGATAGTTAGACATGAACTCTTCTTCGCCGTACTTTTCGATGTACTTGTTGATAACGAAATCATTCAGACCGGACGCAAAGTCAGGGAACATTCCCTTGTCTTTGATGAACCTCTTTACTCCGGCCATCTCTTTGGCGATCAGCGGACGAACTTTGTTGAATTCTATTGAAAAGGCTTCGTTAAAGTTCGGCGCATCCGGGGATCTGGAAGAAGAGGCTTTAACTGCGTTTACAAAAGCCGGAGCCAAATACTGACCGTAAATGGCCGCTGTAGTGGGAAAGCGTACGCCATCCCGTATAAAATCTTCTGTGTCAAATGCGAATTGACGCAGGAACCCTGTCTGATAGTAGTCACTGAGGATCTCTTGGACGCGGGGATCAGGAACGCTACCCTTGATAGAATCATTAAGGCGAATACGGTTCTGTGCGTACTCCACACCCGCTTCGTATTCAGACTCTCCAAACAGACCGAGGATAGGTTCTCGCTTAGACAGCGCACCTTCAGGAATGCTGACCACGCGCTGTTCGGTCACGGGATCGACACGAGTCAGGGGGATGTTTGCGAACCCTGCCTGACTTGCACCACTGCGGTTCTGTTTCGAAATCAGACTGGACAAGGCAGCCATAGCCTGTACGTCACCTTGACGTGCCCTGTCAATAACCTGTGGCCTGACCTGCTTGTCGCCGATCATATCAGAACCGCTGGCAAGAAAATCCTGCAGCGTCATCTGTGGCTTTGGTTGAGCTTCCTCTTGGACAAGCTCACGTACAGCGGGCTGTGTAGTTCCCGGAAGGGGAATGGAAGAGCCTAATGCTGGCCCGGATACCTCTGCCAGAGGTTGACGCTGCTGCTGCTGCTGTTCCATACTTTACATAACCTCCACAGGTACGTATTTGTTACCTTCAAGTCGAAACTTTCCAACTTCTTTCCTTTTTGACCCGCGCGTCATGATTTCGAATCCGGTATCGTTACTGCCTGTTCCCGGAACCATCTGATGTGTTTTTGGAGAATACTCTCCTTCGCCGAGAACTATGCCCTCTTTCGGAGTGAATTCCAAATCTTCTTCTTCGTCGATGTCCGAGACTGCAGCTTCAGGAAGCTCTGGCGCGGGAGGTTGTGTCGTGCGCTCTGTGCCCGATCCCGGCTCACCCGGAAGAATGTCTGTTTCGGGATCAACCGGACGCTGTGGCCGGGGCTTTATCCGGCGGCGCGGAGTCCCCTTACGGGGAATGTTTTCCGGATCAAAGGTTACATCCTCTTCGTCTTGTCCCCCGCGAAGACCGCGAATGATCTCTGCCTCTTCGTCAGTCAGACCGGGAAACTCATTTTCTTCGACTGGACGGCCCGCCGTGTCAACACTCGGATTCATGCGAGGACCAGTTACAGGAACCTGATCTACAGGACGACCGGCTGTGTCTACAGTCGGATTCATGCGAGGACCAGCGAGAGGTGCTTCATTCTCTGGGATAGGACGACCAGCAGTGTCTACGGATGGATTAGGGCGTGTCTCCATTCTTGAACGTGCAACAAGATCGGCAGTGCGTACCTTTTTGTACCGTACGACGCCATTGCTGCCAACCGTCTTAGTGAAGTATTGATCTCCGCCCTCTTTCTCGTTCGGATAGGCATTCACGCTGGTATCATCTTCATACCGCTTGAATACCGGCTCGTTGTTTGCCGTGAGGAAGAGAGGATCGATTTCGTCACTGTTAAATCCTACGCTGATATTTGAGCCGTCACCCAGTTGTCCCATACGAGAGATGTAATCATAGGAGATGGCAGCATCGATCACTGCTTTGGATTCCGGAGTCAATGGGCGACCATCACCAGCGCCGTAGCCCACAAGAACTTGAAGCTTCTTGTACCGCTGTTCAAACTCTTTAGCGACAATGCCGATCTTAGCGACGATCTGTTGTACGTTGTCGAAGTCACCGCCAAGACGCTCAAGCTGTTGTCGCACGTCTTGGTCAGACAGACGGCCTGATGGATCTGCAGCACGGGCCATCTTGAATGCAAGACCGATACGAAGCGACATAAGCTCTGCAAAGGTGACATCTTTTCCGGCAGATTCACCGGCTGCGTCTCTAGCCTTTGCTTCCTCTAGCTGTGCGTTCAACTGCGAAAGGAAGTCAGATGTGATACTTCGTGTGGGATCAGCGCCCACACTGATTGACTTTCTCTGCGCTTCGCTAAGACCTAGACCATCAAGGAAGCCTAAGTCTTTACCTACAGACACTATCGCCTCACCTGCGAAACGCAGTGCGTCACGAAGGCGAGAGTACGCCACGGAATCTTCAAGCTCTACCGCAGTAAGTGCGAGAGTATTCAGATCAGTCATGACGTTAAAGTTGTCGCTCAACTCCTTTTCCATCATCCCGAAGTTGATGGTCTGAGATACTTCAGTACCGTAGTTTACCTCAACAACATAGGACTGGGAGTTCGGCATTTTTGCGGCAGTCTTGTAATTACCTGTTCTGCCGTTAGCGCCTTTGAAGATAGTGCTTTTACCGCGATCAATAAAGTGTGGATACAGCATGTAGACACCGTTTTCAAAAGTGCCTGTAGTGTTATACTCGCTTAGCTTTTCATAGGTCTGAGCGTACTTTTCTTGTGCGCTCATATTCGCATCGCCTACGACTTTTTTCAGACCTTTACCCGGAGCCAACATTCCGATACGAGGCAAGTCTGCGCCCAGCATGATACTATCTTCCATCATCTGCAGAAGATCATCATCGTTGATATCAAAGATTTGAACGTTCTCTTGAAACGAATCAAACGCAGACTGTGGATCGGGCGCACCGAGCAGTGTGCCGATATTCATGTAAGAAGCCTCAAGTGCCTCTTTATTTGGATTTCCGTCAAAGGAGATGGGTCCAATAAGAATCTTAGGTTCACCGTCAGGTCCGACTTTCTTTGACTTCCACACACCTACGATATTGGTATCCGGATTAGCTTGTTGAAGACTGTCGGCGTTCATCTGATTCACTGATTTTGGCTTTTTATCAGTAGATCTCCTCAGATCACCGAGTTCTTGCCAGTCGTTCCACCACGAAACAGTGCTTTCATCGAACAGAAAAATTTCTTCTTTAGGAGAATTCATAACGGCTGCGTTATAGGCCGCGATAGACTGTTCGATAAAGTTATTAACTGTGTTGTAGGCGTTTGGATCAGCAAGGTACTTTAACCTTGTTTTTTCATCGCCCATATGGCGGCCTACCTCTGCAAAGATAGCGCGACCTGCGCCAGCATCAATCTTGTCGGGCCGCTTAATGTTGAATCCAATCTTATTGTCCCCAGAACCCACGTAAAATTCGTAGGCAGACACCTCATCCATGATGCCTTTCATTTCTCCGATATCAAGCTCAAGCTCCGGAGAACGTCGGCCCAGAAGACCGACACGAGGGCGCTGTGATACTTGTTCCTGTGCCCCGGTCAGCATGGCGCGTACAGCATTTACACCCGTCAACGATTTTTCGTCGTCGGGCTTCATGGCGTATTCAGTGAGTAGGGTCTGTACCGCGTCGATCTTCTGCTGATCTGTTTGACGCTTTTCAAACTCCCGCTCCATGTTGCGGGTCAAACCACCGATCAGGCCGGTGGCGAAAGCTGCACCAATACCCATTTATTTTTTCCCTTCCGAATTCAAGAAGTTCTCCGGTTCCGGCTCTTGTGGGGCGGTGCCCTGCCGAATACCTTCGTTAATCTGTTCACGAATAAAGGAGAACATGCCCGGATTGTTTTCTTTCAACATACGGAAGAACGTCTCGTCGTCCATCTCGTCTTTTGTAAGCTCATCGTCGTTTTCAAAGAAACGATAAGGAATGCCTTCTTCTTCGGCCATGTTTGCGATGTACAGAGCCAGCGGGCCTTTAATCAGTAGGCCAACATCCGGACTAAATCCGCCGTTTGAAAACTGTTGGAAGATGTAGCCTTCAACCAGTGCTTCCACAGATGCACCCACAAGAAGCAGCTTAATTAGCTCTTGTTTGGTGCCCTTTTTCTCCAAAGACTCTACAGCCTCGTTGTAGGCTTGTTCCGGATCGACTACAGATTGAGGCTGGCCCCAAGGCCAACGACTGTTGTCAAGGGTGAGTCCGTAGCCCGGTGGGGCAACTGCAAAGGGGTCTTTCTTTTCGACACTCCCCATAGCTGGCATACGTTCATCTATTCTCATTAGATGTTGACCTCCGTCATGCGGACGCTTCCAGATTGTCCCACAGCTTTTGTGGGCCGCACCACTTCGTACTTGTCAAGCATCTCACGAACTTGAGAGTTACGAGCAGTGCGCTGTAGGTTCTCCAGTACGCTGCGGTAAAGTGGCATCTGAAACTCAATTGGATTTACTGGAGTCGCAGCAGAGACAGATCCTACGGCTGTGCCGCGTGTCAACTCTTTTACTGATCTCGCCCGCGCTGGGGTGGGTGCTGCTGCCTGAAAAGGCCGTTTATCTTGGCCCGCCATACCCTGTGCGGCTAGAAATGCCTGTGCCCCGCTACTGATAAAGCTTTCGGCTTTACTGGCAGATGCTGCGCCCTCTGCAGTTTTTCCTGCTCCGGTGGCAGCACCAAACCCGGCAATCGCCGGAAGTGCAATCGCAAGTATGTTACCTAAGTTCATTACTCAGAACTCCCTTGACTTGTACCCGCCGCCCAAAGTGCCAGCCAGTTGCCGATACCCATAGCCAGATTATCTTTCTGTTCTTTTTCGTACATCTTCTGTGTGTTCGCGAATTCCATAGCCATGATTCCGATTTCGTGTTGGCGCTGTAGTGCCGACTCACTCTTTTGGAAGTTCCACGCTGCGTTATCGCGGTACATTTGCCACAGATTATTCAGGGCCGTTTGGCTGACATTCAGTGCGTTTTGTACGTTGATTCGATTGTTTTCATTTTGTATGGCAGTGTTCGCCGTGTTAATCTCTCGACGCCACTGGACATTCGACTGATCAATGGCGTACTTCATATTCGCATTAAATTTATTGCGGGCATCTCGCAGACTGGCGTTGAACTGGTTCTGCGCGTTAGCCTCGCCCGCATTGGCCTGTTCGATAGCTGCAAGGCGGTTGGCATTGGCCGTCTCTACCTGCGATTCTAGTTCCGCAAAGAACTCCTCTACTTGAAGCTCGTTTTTCGCGTTGAACTGTTTACGGGCATTCTCTTCTGCCGCATCCTTAAACAGTGCCTGAGTCAGTGCGTTGTATTCAAGTACGTTCGCCTGTTGGTTGGCGTCCATGTTCTTTGTCTCAGTAGCGAGAAGAAGCTGCGCGTTAGTGACCCCAGCTTTCAGACGCGCGTTGAGATTCGCGGTATCCATAGAAGCTTGTGCAGCGGCATTCTGTAAAGCAGTGCGCTGTCTGTTAGTCAGGTTCGCAAGCTGAATTTTCGCGTAGGCATCTGCGTCTTTGGCGGCAATGGGGATACCGGACTCCATCACTGCCTGTGTTATAGCTGCGCCAGCCATAGAAGAAGCCCCAAGACCCCTCGCCTGCATTACCCCCGCCACTTTACGTGCTGCCGGAGAAGCCCACGGGGGAAGAGGCTTACCCTCTTCGATGCCGGAAAGAAGTTCAGAAAGCTGGTATTGGACTGTGGCTCTTTCGTCCAGTTCCTCTGTAGCTGCCTCTGCTATTGCACCCGCAGAGAGTGTGCCCTCTTGAAGATCCACGGATATATCTTTTTCGATCTGGGCTACGTCTACACCTGTCTTTTGTAACTCGGGGGATATAGAGGCTATCTGGTCTATTTGACCGACTCCTGCACCGGGAGTCTCCGGAACATCAACAGTGAGTCCCGGCATAGTGGTATCTACCTGTGCTGTGTCAGCTTGTTCAGCCGCACCCAACTGACCCACACTTGTGTCCATCTGCGTTCCAGCTTCTACGCTGGGATCGGGGATGAGAGTGTCCGTCACTTTCGGAATAGAGGTAGACACATTCCCTGCCTGTTTACCCATTTCCGCCATGAGTTCAACGTCAGTGTTGATAGCTTTTCCTGTATCTGCCATACTTCTGTTTCCTGTAGCGAGTGTTCGGCTAACGTCGTCTGGGCCGAGACGAACTTGTGGGTCTTGGAGTCCGGTCGATAGCAGCGGACGGTTTTGCATCTTGACAAATTCTTCAAACGAGCCTTCGCCCGGAAGAACGACTTGACCCATAAAGCCCGAATCGCGCTGCTGTTTTGCCGCTCTCTGTGCTGCCGCGTACAACTCACGGAGTTGACTTTCGGATTGCGGCTCAGGGTTAAAAACCGTAACCCCCGGTCGGAGCGACTGTCCGGCTATGGTAGTCATATCAAGGGGCGTTTGTGACGAAGCTAGATTTCCGGGGGTAAATTGAGCCTGTATTTTTGCGGGCCTAGACAGGTCAGTCTGAGCCGCCAATAATTCCTCAGTTGTTCTCGGTGTTAACGCCACAACTACCTAAGCCCCATAAACACCGAGACGACCATAGCCACGACCAAAACAGTGCTTCCCATTATCATAGCCTCAAGCCGCCACATCCGCTTGTCCAACGAATCTAGCTTCCCGTGAACCAACTCACGAAACATAGCGCACTCTTTTTCGTGCGCCTCAAGATCCATTGCGACTTTTAATGAATGTTCCGGAATTTGTTCATGTGCGAGTTTCACATCTTATCTCCATCGTGGTCCATGAAACCACGCTACACAAGACCTCATAGATCATATTTTGGGCGGATGATTTCAAATTTTTCATTAGTCGATTCTGGTGCCATTATATCGTACATGAACTGTATAAGAGTTAGTCTTTCGCCCTCTTGTTCTGTATCTAAATCCATTTTGTGCGGAACATACCCGTTAAAAATTAATGCTGAATTATACGATCCATTGACACGCATTATTTCATCGTAATTTGAATTGTACTCATCTCTTAATGTTTTCCACTCTTCGGTCTGTTTGTCGTCTTTGAAAATTTCAATCCTTAAAGTTTGTGCCCTAAAATCTGTAATGATTTTTTTCCGTTTATAAACAGATGTTCCGCTATTCGGTACAGGATTTTTATTAAGATAGACGATAGCAGTAATTGTATTGTCGTCTGTGTGAATTATTCCATCGCCGCTTGAATATGGTATTTTGTTGAAATGTGTTGTTGTACTGCAGCCGACTTCAATTTTTTTTGACAGATCATAGTATTGAGATAGAACTTTCATTGTAACATACTTACATAATAAAGGAAATTTACTTTCCAATGGCTCTGAACGTAGCCCCGGTGAAATTCCGTAATTACTTCCGTCATAGATTACTGAATCTGATATTTTTATAACCTCTTCAGGCAAGTCAAAAAAGTCTTCAACACACACATTAGGTACTCTCATAGTATTGTGTTATCTCCATCGTGGTCCGTGAAACCACGCAACAAGTGATTTTCGTGTGCCCCTTGTGACCGGCAAAACTCTGTGACGAAGATAGCTTGGGAACACTAAAACAGTGCCCTTCGCCCTTGATCCTGCGGGTGTTTCGCACTCGTCAAATTGAAAGTCTCCACCCTCGTATTCAGAAGGATCACTAAGTTGAACAGTTACGGATATCTTTCTGTCAGAGGGGAGGTCAGAGTCCCAGTTAATATCGTGATGCCAATCATAATGACCACCCTCAGAAGCGTGGTACTCGGTAAATTGCATTTCGGCACAATTCATTATGTCGAACCCAAAAGCGTTAATGTTCGCCTGTTTCACATACTCCCACAAAAAATCTCTTATAGAAATTTCTTGAAGCCAGCGAATCGTACTGCTTCTCACTTCACCGTTCACATCGGAGTGACTAAATACACCGCCACGTTCTGCTGGTTCTAACTCTGCGTGTGAGATTATACTATCTATTTTTTCGGAACTAACTGCTCCCGACCACAACTGCCACTGTTGTCTCAATTCACAAACCCCGTAAATGTAACTCTAACATCATCCTTGTTTTCAGAAAAAACTTCTTCGACGCCGTGTATATAGTGTCCGGGGAATATAACTCCTGTTCCCGCATCACAACTCAACTTGAAATTAAGGAGGTCAGGAAAAAATAAGTCTCCGCCTTTGTATTTTTTTTCAAGCGGCCACACCAGCATTGTGAGTGTTGTTTGATCTCTGTGCGGCTTGTAGTAGTTCCCCGTATCGTATCTACTTATTAACACATCAAATCCTGATGTTGCCTTGAATGAGTTCATCACGCTCTTGACGGGAAAGCTGTGAGTTTTTAGTTTCGTATATATTTCACCAAATAGGCCACCTGCGGGCGATATAAAAGCATACTCTGGCATGTAGACTTGACTCAAGAATATACCACTGTTTTTTTTAAGTGGCACACCTTCTGGAGTTGTTGCGCCGGACCTTTTGGCGAATTGCGTTTCTTCTGGATCGTCTAGTTTTTCCTTTAGGAGATTGTACTCGTTTACAAGTCCTTCACATGGTATATTTTTTAGAAGGATGATGTCTTTATCTTCAAGGTATTCCCAGTCAAAGCTTGCCATAAAAACTCCTACAACGAAGGCCAAGTGACGTTTGACCAGACATAGTCTCTAGTAGTCTGATCCCAAGTCATATAGGCACTAGGATAGTCAGATGGAAGGTCACGCAACGCCTGTCTGTAAGCTAGTTGTTCAGCAGTTGCAGTCCTGTCAGGAAGCACCATCCAATCAGATTCTTCTAGTAGTCTATCCCGCTCTACCCTTAAAAGTGCCATTGCGTTATCACCAGTGATGTCTGCGGGAGGAACAAATTCGCTAACAGGGCCAAAGTCCCCCGCTACAGCCCTGTTGTAAAGTTCAACAGAATGAGGTTCACCAACATCATTTGGGTCCGCTGTGAACAAAATGTATTCATCTTCAGTCCAGTGATCAAAGTTTACCTCAAGGTCTATTTGAGTATGTTCTGGGTTAGTCCAGACTGGATTTCTTACGCCTGTGTATGTAATAGCCATTTAACTTATCCTCACCCAGACAGTTGACTTATGTTCATTACTGTTCTGTGTTTGTCTACCCATGACCCTCCAAGTTCCCGAGAGACCGAACTCGTTTGGGCCTAGCCATTCACCCGCTGCGTTACTGGCCCGAAGTTGTGATCCCGACCTAGTTCCGCCGTTAGTTGTTTGTGCGTTCGTGCCGGACTGACCCGCCATAATATACGTTGATACCTGTGTATATCCTGTGTTAGTCGGACCAGCGGGACCAGTTGGGCCAGTTGGGCCAGTTGGGCCAGTTGGACCAGTCCCACCGCTGGGGCCGGTTGGGCCGGGGGGTCCGCCGGGTCCGGTCGGGCCAGTCGGACCGGCTGCGCCGTCTGCGCCATTAGGGCCAGTCGGGCCAGTCGGGCCAGTCGGGCCGGTCGGTCCTTGAAGCGCAGCGTTAGTGATAGTGCCCTTGCGGATTACACCAGCACTGCTGTCGTATACCAGAACTGAGTCTCCGCCTTGAAATGAAGTCTCGACAGTTGCACCGTTAATATCAAGTTGTTCAGCGACAATGTTTCCACTGTCGTCAACAACCGTAGTAGCTCCTACTTTGAATGCCATTAGATTGTCCCCTCAGAGATAACATCGCCGGTCACTGTAAGATTACCGGACGTGTCTAGTTTCATTTTAGCTGTACCAGCATAGCTGATAATAAGGTTGTTACTGACAACACTGAATTGCCAGTCACTTGCACCGTTATCCAGTGTGAAAGTGTCACTGAGAACGTCGCCGGTCACGTCGATGCCGGAAGTGGTTGTCTCCACCTTTGTTGCATTGTCGTACTTTACAGCGACACTGCCATTGTTGGTGCAGACTATATAGTTTTCAGTGGCCGCACCATTCATGATGTTGACGTTGTTTCCTGAAATTCTTAGGTCACCTGTGCCAGCGTCCTGCACATAAGAGTGTGTGCCATCGTGGTAAATCTGCAAGTCAGACCCAGCACCGAAGATGGCCTTGCCATTGTCATCAAACGTGGCGTTGCCAGTCACGTCGATGCCGGTGGAGGTGGTGGCGAATTTCTCAAGGCCGTTGTGAAAAAGCTTCACATCATCATCATCATTAAATATGGCAAATGATTCATTGAAGTTTCTGTCACAGATGACGATTCTATCATCTGATTCAATTCTTATTTCACCAGTAGCATTACCATTTCGTATAAAGCCGTCTGTTCCATTGCTAGAAATCTCCAAGTCAGACCCATCACCAAACACGGCCTTGACATTATCTGAGAACGACAAGTCACCTGATGTCTTGGTATCTGCCGCATCGCTACGAAGGAACGAGGTGCTGTCGATGCTGTCGAGAAGTGCTGCGTTGGATGCTGTGCCAGTCAGAGGTCCAGTAAACCCGGCGGCGGTAATTGTCGTTGTCGAGTCAATCTTTGCGCCAGTTACAGCATCGTCAGCAAGACCCTCCGTGTCAATCTGCGGACCTTCGCCGGTAGTACCGTCGTGGCTGTGTCCTGTTGTCGCGTTGAACGCAGCTTGTACCGCATCAAATTCGCCGTCCAAGTCGGAAGCGTTGATGACGTTACCGTCTGCGATGTTATTCGCAGTGTCATTACGAGTATAGCCTGTACCCATTTTTTATCTCCTCCCGTATGTCGCGAATTCTAGAGTCGCAGCATCTACGGTAAATACAGCGTCTGTACTAGTTCCTGTTGTTTCATATAGTATCGACACTGTGAATCCTGATCCTATTGTGGGTACTTCAAAAATAGCTTTCTGTTTTGTACCCAGAAGTGAAGTGCCGTAAATACCCGAGCCGTAAGTAACAGAAGCCCCTGCATCAGAGCTTAGTATCGAATCCGGTTGTGGCGAGTCCGGCTGGTCAAAGTCAAACTTCAAAGAAAACTGCAGATCAAACGCGCCGTTCACATCCAAATAAGTAGTGCCCTTGTATATCGTCTTACGAAGCTCTGAGTCGCCTAGCGGAACAAATGGAGTAGCGAATGTAGCTACAATGTCAGTGCCGTCTTGAGTGTTCCCCTGTTCCATCTGATATACGTAGCCATCTTTAGCGGCAAAGTATATTCGTTCTGCGAACCCGTCATATTCACTGTATGTGACGTATGCGTTGAAGCCCCGGAGGTCGTTCCAAGAAATACCCTCTTGAAGCTGTGTTCCCGCGATACCCTTTGCCGCATCGTTAGTATACGCGCCGTTAAATCCAAACAGCCGGTATTGACTCTTCTCACGAATGATGGTACTGGAGAATACCGTGCTACTCGAAACCAAGTCAGTGACTTCTGTCTGAATCGGCTTAGATATGACCCCAAGACTAAAATCACCCACACGATCCGTAGCCGAAAAGAGCCGCAAACCATCCGGCCCTAAGAACATGATGTCTCCGCCTATTTCCTGAATGGTATCTTCGGCGACACATCCCAAATCTCGCGACACAGGCTGCAACTGAAAGTCTCCGACACTACTACCAGCCAACCTGTTAATTGAAGTTTCACTAAAAATGATCAGTTGATCACGAAAAACAATCAGTCCGGTTATAGTATCTGCAATATTAATTATACCACCGCCGCTGGCACTTGTAAAGTCATCATCTTCGTATGGGGCCGAAAAAACAAGGTTTTTGCCGTTTCCAAGAAAGATGTGGTTCTTGAAGTTGACAATGTGACTTGATCCAGCAGTGTCAGATGGCAGGGATGTTAGCTGTTCGAAGGTGGTTCCGTCGAATCTGAACGGCTTACCACTGCCGTCCACGATAAGAATCTTTTCGGTGCCGTCAAAATCATACTTAAGAAATCTGATTCTTTCTGATCCGCCAAGAGTGATGCCTGTGCTGCCGAACGAGGCGTTGTCCGTGATCTGCGTCCATCCCGATCCTGCGGAGCGAAAAAGATCATCACCCCGTGCAGCATAGACATTCCCCCCGTATCTCACGATACCTCTAACATTACCACTATTAGA